GATGAAGCTAAAGTTGAAGATGAATCGACTGAAGAAACTTCAGAAGATTCTTAACTAATCGGCTAGGTGTAAAAGCCTAGCCACTTTTTTTGGAGATAGAATGCAATTAGAAAAAAGTAAATTTGTTAGACATAAACTACCGTGTCCTAAATGTGGTGGCTCTGATCCTGTATCTATGAATGAGGATAAATCAGCACACTGCTTTAGTTGTTCAACACATTTTGCAAACTATCCTGAAGCATGTAAAGGTAATATAGTGGAAGTAGAAAAGAAACCAACAAATACATTTCTCAATAGTTATACAGGTAGCTATGGTGCTTTGACAGATAGAGATATCTCAGAGGACACAGCTAAGAAGTATGGTGTGAGAAGAGTCATTAGTCCAACCAATGATGTAAGTCAACATATATATCCGTTCTTTAATGGTAATGAAATAGTTGGAACTAAAACTAGATTTGTTGAAAACAAGAACTTCTCTTTTGCAGGTACATACGAAGGAACAGGTTTGTTTGGTGAGCAGTTGTTCAGGAATACAGGTGGTAAGTATCTCACGATAACCGAAGGTGAGTGTGATGCTATGGCTTGTTATGAATTGATGCAATCCAAATGGGCTTGTGTATCTTTGAAACGTGGTGCTTCAGGTGCTGTTAAAGATATACGAGAGAGCATTGAGTTTGTTGAATCATTTGATAATGTAGTAATATGTTTTGATAATGACAAGGCAGGTCGTGAAGCTGCAAGGGATGTAGCAAGAATACTTAAACCCGGAAAAGCTAAGATCATGACTTTCCCAAATGGATATAAAGATGCTAACGATATGCTCAGACAGAAAAGGTTTCAAGAGTTTATGTCTGCATGGTGGGAATCAAGAACATATACACCATCAGGTATCTTAGAACTATCTGCTCAAAAGAAAGATTGGCTACATCGAGAAGTCAAAGAGAGTATAGCTTATCCTTGGGAAGGATTAAATAAAAAGTTATATGGCTTACGTAAAGGTGAGCTAGTAACTTTAACAGGTGGTACAGGACTTGGTAAGTCTTCGGTAACTAGAGAGCTTGAACATTGGCTCATCAAAAACACAGAAGACAATGTAGGTATCGTAGCTCTTGAAGAGAACTGGTTGAGAACTGCTGATGGCATTATATCTATTGAGGCTAATGATAGAATCTATCTCAATGAAAGACGAGATCAGTATAGTGAAGAACAACTGATGGGTTTATTTGATAAGGTAATTCCTGAAGGTCGTGTGTTTATTCATGCTCATTTAGGTGCTACTGATATCGAAGAAATATTTTCTAAGTTAAGATACATAATCGTAGGATGTGAGTGTAAGTGGGTGGTCGTTGATCACCTTCATATGTTAGTCAATGTCTTGTCGGAAGGTGATGAAAGACGAGGCATTGATATGCTCATGCAAAGGTTACGTAGTCTTGTAGAGGAGACAGGTGTCGGGTTAATTTTAGTGTCCCATTTAAGACGTGCTTCAGGTGACAAAGGACACGAACAAGGTGTCGAAGTCAGCCTCAGTCATTTAAAAGGCTCTCAGGGCATCGCACAGCTCTCTGACTGCGTTATTGCACTAGAACGTAACCAACAAGCCTCGAATGAAGATGAAGCCAATACAACACGTGTGAGAGTATTGAAGTCTAGATACACAGGAGACACAGGATTGGCTTGTAATTTAAGATATAACGGTGAAACAGGTAGATTATTTGAAGTAACTGAGGAGGAAACATTTGACAACGAAGATTTCTAAAATAGTATTTGACATAGAATGTGATAGCTTGAAGCCAAGTAAGATACATTGTATTGTAGCTAAAGAAATAAATGGTGAGGTATATAAGTTCCCACCACATAAACTTGAAGAAGGTGTTAAGTTTTTACAGAGTGCAGAAACTTTGATAGGACATAACATTCTTAGCTATGATATTCCTGTTATCAAAAAGATAATGGGTGTTGATCTCATGGATAAAAAGATTGAAGATACATTAGTGATGTCAAGATTATTTAATCCTATTCGTGAGAACGGACACAGCTTGAAGACTTGGGGATACCGAGTTAACTTTGTAAAGCAAGAACAACCTATTGACTTTGACGAGTATACTCCTAAGATGTTAGAGTATTGTGTTAATGATGTTAGGTTGAATGAGATTGTTTATCATACTCTTGTTAAAGAAGGAACAGGATTCAGTCAAGATTCTATTGATCTTGAACATGAAGTTGCTAAGATTATGTCAGAGCAAGAAACTAATGGCTTTAAGTTTAACGAACAAGAAGCTACAATGTTACTTGCTAAACTTAAAACTAAGATGAACGAAGTAACTGATGAAGTTCAGAAGACTTTCAAACCTAGAATGGTTGATGTAAAACTTGTCACACCTAAACTTAAAAAGGATGGTGAGTTATCTAAGTCAGGATTACGTGCTGAAGAGTATGATAGACTTATTGAAAGTGGTGACTATACACCTTTCATGCGACAAGAGTTACAAGAGTTTAATCTTGGTAGTCGTAAACAGATCGGTGAATATTTAATTGACTTTGGTTGGAAACCTAAAAGATTTACAGCTACAGGTCAACCAATTGTAGATGAAGGAACACTTAAAAAGATTGAGCATATTCGTGAAGCTAAACTTATAGCTGACTTTCTCCTTTATCAAAAACGAATAGCTCAAGTACAGTCATGGCTTGATGCCTTAGAAGACGATGGTCGTGTGCATGGATCAGTTATACCTAACGGTACTATCACTGGTCGTATGTCACATAGCCATCCTAACGTGGCTCAAGTTCCGGCTGTCTATAGTCCATTCGGTAAAGAGTGTCGTGCCTGTTGGACTGTAGATGAAGGTAATGTTTTACTTGGAGTAGATGCTTCAGGCTTAGAACTTAGAATGTTGGCACACTACATGAATGATGAGGAGTATATAAATGAGGTCGTTAACGGAGATATACACACAACAAATCAAAAACTTGCAGGACTTGAATCTAGAGATACAGCAAAGACTTTCATCTATGCACTTATATACGGAGCAGGAGATGAAAAAATTGGGAGTGTGGTTGGAGGAAACAGAAGCACAGGTAAAGAACTTAAACAACGTTTTCTCACCAATCTACCAGCACTTAAAACTCTTAAGGACAGAGTACAACAAGCTGCAAGAAGAGGATTCCTCAAAGGATTAGATGGTAGGAAGATTCATATTCGTAGTGAACATGCTGCTTTAAATAGTTTACTACAAGGTGGTGGTGCTATTGTGATGAAGAAAGGATTAGCAATACTTGCAAATAGATTAGAACTTAGCTCTACTCAATTTAAATTTGTAGCTAACATCCATGATGAGTGGCAGATAGAAGTATCTGAATGTAGAGCTAACAAGGTGGGACAACTTGCAGTACAAAGTATTATTGATGCAGGTAAGTATTTTAAGATGCGTTGTCCTTTAGATGGTGAATATAAAATAGGAGGTGATTGGAGTGAAACCCATTAAAGATTCAAATAGAAAAGGTGACTTCGCAGAATACTATGCTGTCACTTGGTTATGGGATAATGGTTTTGAAGTATTCCAAAACTCAGGATGTACTGGTCCAATAGATATGGTTGCCATAGATAAAAAGGGCAAGACTATATTAATAGATGTTAAAACATTACAACCTGATAAGAGATGGAAGACAGGAAACAGGATACAATTTAAAACACCGAGAACAAAAGTACAAAAGAAATTAGGTGTTCAATTTTTATTGTTTAATCCTGACACAAGAGAACTTAGATTTGCGAGGCATAAAGATGAGTAAGAAAAATATAGATACAGTGGTACAAGACATTTACGATAAAGTAGAGATACTTGGTAGAGGTGAGCCGATTGATGTAAGCGAAGAAGACTTAGATAAGTTTGCTGAGTTTATGAAACAAGCATTAAAAGATTGGTTGACTCCTCGTGCTAACAAAGCACCAACATTAAGAATGTCAAACATCGGAAGACCATCAAGGCAGCTATGGTTTGATATGAACAGTGAACGTAAACAAGTAGGAATCAAAGCACCTACTATGATTAAGTTTTTATACGGTCATATACTTGAAAGAGTTGTGTTGTTCTTGACAGAACTTGCAGGACATAATGTTACTGACGAACAAAAAGAAGTTAAGGTCGGTGGTATCCTTGGTCACATGGATTGTAAGATTGACGGTGAAGTTATTGATATTAAATCTGCATCAGGATACGCATTCCAAAAGTTTAAGAATGGTACTCTTGCAGAAGATGATGTGTTTGGATACATGGCACAACTTGCTGGATACGAACAAGCAGAGAAGTCAACAGGTGGTGGATTCTTAGCAATCAATAAAGAAAATGGAGAATTAGCTCTTTTTAAACCTGAAGAGCTTGACAAACCCAATATAACTGCTAAAATAAAAAAGGTTAAGTCTGAAATAAAGGACTCAACTCCTCCTGACTTTTGTTATCAGCCGATACCTGATGGAGCTTCAGGCAATATGAAGCTACCTAGAATGTGTGGTTATTGTCCACATAAATTTGAATGTCATAAAGATGCGAATGAAGGTAAAGGCTTGAGAGTCTTTGAATACTCTAAAGGTCTAACATATCTTACAACTACTGTAAGAGAACCAAAGGTCGATGAGATTACTGCGAGGTTTATCAATGGCTAGAAAACCTCGTAAGCCTAGACCTAAAAAGATAAATGTTCCTAAAGGCTATGATAGTCTATGGGAGTATGGTGTCCATCAAGACCTGCTTGGTGATTGGAAACATCATTGGGAAACAATAGAGTATGTTGTTAAGCATAAGTATGAAGCTGACTTTGTAAGAGAGTTTGATGGTAAAATAGTTTTACTTGAAGCAAAAGGTAGGTTTTGGGATTATGCTGAATACAGTAAGTATATACATATTCGTAATGCTCTGCCTGAGTATATGGAGCTTGTGTTTCTTTTTCAGAAACCTTTTTCTCCTATGCCCGGAGCTAAAGTAAGAAAAGACAAAACAAAAAGGACTCATGCTGAATGGGCTGAGAAAAATAATTTTAGATGGTTTAGTGAGGAAACATTACCGGAGGAATGGAAAAGTGCGAAAGATTAATTACAAGTTTAATGAAAAAAGATTACTACAAGAACTTACAAAGTATATTGATGATACTTATGGTCAACACTATGCAAGTGATAAGTACCAAGCAACCGATGTTATCATTGATTCAGGTCATGGTGAGGGCTTTTGCTTGGGCAATATAATGAAGTATGCAAAAAGGTACGGAAATAAAGCAGGAAAAAACAGAAAAGACTTGTTAAAAATCTTACACTATGGTATAATAATGCTTAATGTACACGACACGGAGAACACCTAATGGTTGAAGACAAAGTTGGACCAAAAGAATATTTAGGAATTAAAATTAATTATGATAATGAGAAAAGATTAGATAAATTTAGTCTTGATACATTAAGAGATAGATACTTTACAGGAGAAGAAACCCATGCCCAAGAAGCATTCGCAAGAGCCTCCGTCTTCGGAGCCACCTACAAAGGTAGTACAGATTTTGAACTTGCTCAACGA